TGGGACAACGCTGAAAGTTTTATTAACTATGTTGATAAACTTGAGGTAGAAAAAACAAAAAGAGAAGATATTTCTACATTAATGGAAAATGCGAACAGAGACTTTTATGTTCAATTAGATATTATAGAAGAAATACATAAACAAGTAAAAATAGAATATTACGAAAAGGAGTTAAGGAGGCTCAAAAAAGATGACAAAAGTACAGTGCAGATTGAAAATCTCAATCTATAAACAAATAAAACACTTGCTAGATTTATATCCTAAAACAGAGTGGTCTGGTGTAGGATTTTATAGTAAGTTAAACGAGAATAAACATGGCTGGTGTACAGATTGGGAACTTGTGGCATTTTACCCTATTGATTTAGGTAGTACTGCAGCAACAGAGTTTGATGGAGAAGACCAACTTACAATGATTCAAAAAGCTTATAAAGAAAATCCTAAGCTTAGAGAATGTTACAAAGGTCTTATACACAGTCATCATACGTTAGGTGGAGGTGCTTTCTTTAGTGGAACAGATAGAGACCATATGAAAGAATGTGCTAATACAGTAGGTTATCCATCATTAGTAGTAGCTCATGAAAGTACAGAAAGCCCTTTTGCATTCTCATTTAGTTGGCTTGACAGCTTTCAAAAAGTCCACTGGACAAAAGAAAAACAAGGCTATGTTTCTATTGATTACAATGATTGTAAACCTAATGGATTATTTAAAAAATGTCTTCAATCTTTAGAAAAACAAAAGAAAAAAGATGCTAAAATAATGCCTACGTACTATAGTAGAACAGGTCTGATGGGACAAACTGCTATATTTGATGAGAGAACTTTAGTTAATTCTTCATTAAAAAACAAACCTAAGTTAGAAGGTAAACTTCAAAAAGAGTATGATGGTCTATACTTAGCTTACGAAAAAAGTAGTGAAGAATGGTATAAAGTTCCATATGGTAGTCCTAGGTTTGAACTAATAGAGCAAGAAGCAATAGATGCTGAAGCTAAATTAGATGATTTCTGTAATAAAAATGCAATAGACGTAGATTTTGACGGAGGTATTATTGCATGAGCAGATTCTTAAGAAACAAGGACTTAATTAACCAAAAGAATCTTAAGGAAATTACTGTCATAGGTGCAGGTGGAGTGGGCTCATCGCTCATTCTATCTGCAGCTATGATGGGATTTAAAAAGATTCACGTATGGGACTTTGATGTATTAGAAGAGCATAATCTTAGTACAACAATGTATCCAGAAAGTTACTTAGGTAAACCTAAAACAGAGGCAGCTAGAGATTTAGTTAAACACTTTGGTTGCGAAACAGAAATTATTGAACATGCTAAATTTGGCTTTACAGACAATGTCACAGCATGTACAATGATGGCTCCAGATAATATGGAAATACGTAAAATAGTGTATATGAACTGGACTAGACAACGTAATAGAAAAGTATTAGTAGATGGTCGTATGGGTGCATTGTCAATGGACATTCACACAGTTGACTATTGGAACGATAACTATCTATCTAATTGGAAATCTAGTAAAGATATACCTGATTTACCTTGCACTGCAAAGCATACAATATTTACAGCTAATATAATTGCTGGACTAATGTTGTCACAAGTATTTAATGTCTTGCATGATAGAAGTTATTATACGTATATTTGGAAGTCGTTGTCACCGTATATGACTAAAGAATACGGTAAAGTAAACCCCTTAATAAATGGAGAAAATAGTGATAAAGAAACAGAAACGCAAACCAGTGTCTCTGAATCCGAAAGTACTTCTTCTGTATGGAGCACCCAAGGTAGGTAAAACTACTATGCTCTCGCAGTTAGATGACTGTCTGATTATAGATACTGAAAAAGGAACGCACATGGTGGAAGCTTATGTGCAAGAAGTAAATAACCGAGAAGAGTTAATCCAAACTCTTAAAGACGCTATGGAAGGTCACGAATTTAAATACATAGCTATAGATACTATTGATAAAGTTGTACAATGGGCTGAACAAGCTGTTTGTGCAGAGTATGAAGTAGCGTCTATTGCTGATTTAACATTCGGTAAAGGTTATGCGTTAGCTCGTGAAAAAGTAATGAATACAATCAATGCTTTTAGAGACTGTTGCGACCATTTAATTATCGTTGGACATAGAAAGGTTGCTAGGGCTGTTATAGATGGTAAAGCCCTAGTTGAACCTGAATCTTTAGATATAACTGGTAAGTTGAAGAATCTGATTATGTCAGATTGTGATGCTATCGGTTATGTCTTAAGGGAAGACGAGAAGTTAATGGTGTCGTTTAAAGCAGACGAATCTATAGAAGCAGGTAGTAGATGTGAACACTTACGTGGCCAATGCATAGAATTTAATTGGTCTAACATATATAAAAAAGAAAGTGAAGGTAAATAAATGGCGATATTTCGACCAGAAGAAACAAAAAGTTCAGGTGTTAGTAATTTTTATGGGTTCACACCTATAGCTATACTAGGATTTGAAGATAAGTCAGACCAATTTGATTGGGCAGATTTATTCTTAGATGTAGAAGTAAAACAAGAAGGTAGTGACTATCAAAAATCACTAAGAATAGCTGGTAATCTAGAAAAAGATATCAACGGTAAAATAACTGGTGGTACAGCGTTAAAGAGGATTTATGGCTTCTTTGATGTAATAGGTGAACGTGCAGGATTAAACGTAGATGGTAATTGGGAGGATGCTGATGGTAAAGAAGTCACTAATATTGCGACTCATTTAAATCAATCTCATACACAAAATGTTATGCCTGGTGGAGACCTTGACTTTAACTTCTTAGCATACGTTTACAAAGAAAAACCTAAAACGACTGGTGCTAAAGTTTATTCTAGAGTATTTTATAGAATACAACCCAATACAGACGAAGGTAAACTAAAGCTAGAGGCAGATGTAAAGTGGTTTAAAAGCAAAGGCTTTATTAAAGAAGCTACTGAAGCAGATATAAATACACCACAACAAAGTGTAGAGATGTCAGCTAGTGGAGTAGGAAACTTATAGTGTTTGACTACGTTGAAATAGCAGTGGGTAGCCCTCGTGATAGAGGGCGACTCATTGCCAAAAAAGACTTAGTAAACTACATAAAGTCAGATACACCTTTATTTAGGTCNGTTTATTTATATACTAAAAAAGCAGTAGANTACGCAGAAGCTAATGGTGGTTTAAAGAATTACTTTGGCGAAAGAAGTATTGACTGGATTTTATTAGATATAGATAAAGCTAATAACAGTGATGAATACACTCTTAACAAAACTAGAAGTATTATGATTAAGCTAGAAGATATGGGAGTAGATGTAAAATGGTCTACACAACCTTATTTTAGTGGTAGTGGCTATCATATTGCTATACACAGTAGTGTATTTAACTTTCCAAGCAGTGAGAATCTACATTACTTGGTAAAAGGTACTCTTAAATCTCTATTTGGAGATGAAATAGACAACTCTATATATATGAGAACAGGAATTTATAGAGTTCAACATACAGTAAACCTTAAAACTAACTTACATAAAATACCATTAACTTGGGGAGATATAGTCGGTAAAGACTATCAGGAAATCCAAGAGATGGCAAAAGAACCTAGAATAGACTACGCTTATAGTGAGCTAATAGGTAATGGCGAGTTAGAAGATAAGATACTCAGTAGAGCGCCTAGAATGACCCAAATACGCAAAGTTGTAGAACCTAAAGATGTTATACCGTGTGTGCAAGAAATGCTAACAAATGGCCCTCAAGAAGGGTCTAGAAACCAAACGCTTATTAGAATAGCGTCGCACTTCTTTAGACATGGAATACCTAGTGAATATGCTAAAACAGCTATATTGCATTGGAACAATAATAGTTTAAATGAAAATAGTGTAATAGAAAAAGTAGAGTATGTTTACAATAGAGGCTACAGATTTGGTTGTAATGATGAGATAATGTTAAATCATTGCAAGACAAGGTGTATACACTTTAAAAGAAAAGACTATATGATTGATGTTATGAGTTCAGATGACCTACAAATGAAACTAGAAGAAAGAATGTCTGCAGATTTTGATGGACGTTCTATACCAATAGCAGAAATGTTAGGTGTAGCTGAATCAGATACAGCTATATATCCAGGCGAGTTAGTAACTATATTTGGGCCTACAGGTTCAAGTAAGACAACACTTGCACAATGTATAGCTTTAGGAGTTGATTTTGCAAATGATGATGTAAACACTGATTGGCAAATACCAACACTATATTTATCTTTAGAGTTGTCAGCATGGTATATGCATAGACGTAATATGCAAATAGTATCAGGTAAAACAAAAGAAGAGATAAATGATAACCCTAAATTAGTTTATAAAGAAAATAAACATAAACTAAACCATATGGTAATACAAACTATTCCTCCAACACTAGAACAAATACAAGCAAAAGTTAAAGAGTTAAGACCAGCTGTAGTAGTTGTTGATTATATTGATTTAGTAGAAACTCCTCCTCATGTTAGAGGTGAGTACGAACAAATCAAATATATATCACATTCGCTTTCAAGCATGGCTGTAAATAATGATTTAATAATAATACAAGTATCTCAAGTTAGTCGAGAATACTCGCGTAACGAAGTGCTTGACTTATATGCTGGTAAAGGTTCAGGAGCAATAGAAAACGCATCACGTAAAGTGATAGGCTTGAATGGTCAAGCTAACAGTCCTAAAAAGACACTAGAAGTACTTAAAAACACTGATGGTGAGCTATTTAAGACAGAGTTAGAATGGCAACCAAGTTTTAGATTAAGGAGAAGTGATGTTTAAACTAATAAAAACACAAAACGGTTATGGAATAAAGTTATTTTATTTATTTCAATTAACAATAGAAAAAGAGAAAGGTATACTAATAGATACAATACTTATTAAATTAAATGTATGGAAATTTATTGGTGCACTTTATCTCGGAAAGGAGTCCAGAAATGGCAAGAAGACCAAACGCAAAATCAAAGAATCAAAGAATACTTATGCATCTGCTTAAAGGTAAAACTTTAAATCATGCACAAGCAGCTAGATTATTTGGAGCTTGGAGACTATCAGCTACTATACACATCTTACGTAAAAAGGGGTTTGAAATAAATACAACCTACAATACAAGAGGCGCGTATAAAGGTTTTGGTAGATACAAAATGACAAGGACGCCTGATGGCAAAAGAATCGGTAAATAACAAACTAGTTATGAATCGACAAAATTCCAATCGGAAGTCGCGTAGTCCTAAAGAGTGGGAAGCGAAGTTTATGCGTAAGCTTCGTCCCGCTCACGGGACACATGCTAAAAGAATGTTTCATAGACTTATGAAAAAGTCATCAACTCTAAAATCTTCTTTAAAGAAAAGAAGTAAAGAGTATGAAGTAAAATTTAACATATCTTTAACTGAAATACGTGAAATGCTTTTCAAAGCATATAGTCAGCCTTGTAATTACTGTAAAAAGAAATTAGATGTAACTAATATGGTATGTGACCATAAGCATCCTATTTCTTCTGGAGGAGGTTCATATAAAGGCAACCTTCAAATGATATGTGCATCTTGTAACACTAAAAAGGGACCACTTACTGATAAAGAATACAATACATTTATTAAGTGGATAAAAACACAAGACATTAGAGTACAAGGTTACATATTAAGAAAACTAGCAAAATCAGATGTGTTTAATTAGGAGAACAATGAAAACTAAAAATAACTACAAAAGTAATAATACTAAAAATAACTACAAAGGTTTTGTAAGAGCAACTTCAAATACTTGCTCTACTACTAATGCTTATCAAGTTAACTTACCACCTATTATATTTAAAAAACTAAAGTGGAAAATTAACGAACCTATAAGAGTTTTAATAGATAGAGAAAATGAGTGCTTAAAGTTAACTAAGGAGGAGTAATGGCGCAAAAAGATAACAAAGAACGAATGAGAGACATACAAGCCTCTCGGAGACAAAAAATACTTAAAGCAACTAATGACGGTAAGTGTTGGTGGCTTTATCAACAATTAATAGCAAACCCTAAAAGATACAGGACAGGTGAATGAAAAAACTAAGTAAAGTAGACAAATGGCTTATAAATATTCTTTGGTATATTGGGTATAAACCTAGTAAATTATCGATACTCTTTAAAGTATCAACAAGAACAATTTATAGGCAATTATGGAAAAAGTAGACTGCTTACAATGTGGTAATGTCGTTTCAGGAGGAGACTGTGGATATGCGTGTCCCTTATGCGGATATTCAGAGAGTTGAAGCGACATAACACCACGATTAAGTTTAATCAAAAACAAAGGGGTTAGCAATCAATGGGTTAGGAGGCTCAATGAAAGAAATGATGATTGATGACTATATTAATGGTCTAAAAATACAAAGACACGAAGGAGAAGGACGTTGGTACTCACAAGGTAAAAGCTTAAACTGGAAACCTTCAGTAACAACTATCATAGGCGAGACATGCTCTAAAGGAAGATTCTTTGACGAGTGGCTTATGAAAAATGGTATGAACGCTGAAAAACTAAGAGATGACGCTGCAGCAAGAGGTACAGCAGTGCACGAAGCAGTAGAAGCGTTACTAGAAAGAAAAGAAGTAAATGCGGGTACAGAGTTTATTAGAAAGTCTCTAATGTCTTTCGAAAAATGGTACTACGAAATAAAACCTAAAGTAATATGTCAAGAGATATTTCTATATCACAAAGACATGCCTTGGGCTGGTACACCTGATATTGTAGCAGAAGTAGATGGTAATTTATCTATTATAGACTTAAAGACAGGAGACTACCGTAAATCGCATGAAATACAGCAACTGATGTACAAAGACTTATGGAATAAAATCTTTCCAGATTGTCCTATTGTAAGCATCTATGGGCTATACACAAAAGGTAAGTGGATGAAAGAACCTTCATTTGGATATAGAAAGTTTAACATTAAAAATGATATACACGAAAACGTATATGATTTATGGTGTTTTCTAAACTTTCCATACGGAAAACCAAAACCTAAGTATAAAGCTAAACTGAAGGAGGTATTCAAACTTGAATCCCAGCGAAGTACACGACGCATTGACCAATTGCTGTAACAAAGTTAGAGAGCTTGCTAGAATGAATAGAAAGCAGCAGGCTCTCATAATTGACCTTAAAAAAGAGCTGAAAGGCGAAAAACAAATGCGAAAGAAAGTTGAAAGCTACTCTAAAGAGCTTGAAACTTTTCTTGAGCAAGAAGGAGAAACAAATGGCAAAAAATAAGAAACCTAAACCTACCCGTAAAGATATAGAGCAAGCTCTTCATTTGATAGGGACTAAGTTACAACATATAGAACAATACACTATTGCTAATGAAAGAGTATTCGATTTATTCTTAGAGTTTAAAGGTATTAAAAAAGAGTTTATAGAGTATATGGATAACTATGTAAAAGAACATAAAGAGTTAGTAAAAAAAGAAGAACAGTAGTAAGTTAATATATGGACTATTGTGACAAATGTGAAGAAGATATAAATAGATTAGAACCTTGCATGAAAGTTGAGTATGGATTTTCTAATAGTGACGGTTCATTTACTGGTATGGGTTTTATACACATACATGTAGATTGTTTTTCAGATGATGTAGCTTTAAGAAAAATACTAGATAAGTTCGAAAAAAATTAATCTTCTTCAGTAATACCTTTATATACAGGATGGTAAGCTAATTCTTTCTTGTACTTAGTTCTTTCTTTCTGCAAATCACCATAAGGTAGTCCAGTAAACTTTTCAATAGTTCTATAAGGATTATCTAAAACATTACCTTTAGCAAACGGAGCTATATCTCTAGCTATTCTACCAAATGGAAACATAGTATACACATGGTAATCAAAGAATTTATTATAATTATCATCAGTTAAAGTTTTTAATATACTAATTGGAATCCTGCCAATAGGAGGAGTTATCATTTGTAAAGGAGCTATAGCTGTAGGATACATACCCCAAAATGCTCTATCTCTTGTTTTGTCATCACCAAACAACCATTCAGAAGTTTCTTTAAAGTGATTTAATGGAGCAGGTATAGCTAAATCAAATAAACTCATAGCAAATACACTACCTAAAGCGTATATAAGTAAATCATTTTGAGCTGTTCTTTTAAACCTTTGATACTCAGGAGTACCTGAACGATAACCTCTTATACGAGCTTCTCTTATAACATCATTTCTAAATCTAGTAGCATTCCAAGACCATAGCTGAAAACGAGTCATTACTTTACCTAATGCTGTTCTAGCAAAACCTGGTCTAAACGGAGCGTTATATAGGAACTGCGTAGCTTTTACACCTTTCTTAGCCATCTCTATTAAAAAAGGATGATTATGTTGAGTTATAGCACCACCAAACAAATTCCATGCTTTAACATAGTGTGCCATAAATGCATCAGTACGCAATCTCATCTCAGGACCAGACATAAACTTAGCTGCAGCTTTCATTATAGGAGCACCTATACTATGCTTATCAGCTAATTCACGCATAGTTACTTTATCAACAGTCCCATCAGGGTTAAGTTTTTTACCTAAATCTTTTAAGAACTCTTTAGACTTAGAAGATTGTAATTCTTTTTGCATCCCCCACTCATGTTGTAACATTTCTGGGAAAATACCTTCTTTAGTAACAAAGTCTTTTAACGCTTGCCTATTAGTCCATTCAGGATTTATTGTTCTTAAAAAATTATAGTCATATACTTTTCGTAAAGTAGAAGCACCTACACTTTGCACGGTATGTAAAGAACCACCAAATAAGTTATTAACCATAGATTTAGGATGCGCAAGCAAAGACATAAGCTCATACTTAGCTTCAAGATTAGACCAATGTCTTACATCTTCTATATTGTATCTATCTTTTAATACGCCATTAACAACAGGTTGTTTTAACCCAAGTTTTCTACCAATTTTATTAACTTTTTTAGTAACATTATTATCAGACCACCAAGCATAAGGAGTCCCTTTTAACTTCATACCTGGGTCATTAATCATGTAATCTGGTATAATGCTAGGATGGCCCATAGCATCTTGTACATATAACTTATAATAATCAGACCATCTATCCATTAAACTTCTTCTTTGTCCAGACTCATAATCAACATTAGCACCTTTGTTCCACCCTTTTTTAATAGCTGCAGAATCAAACTCTTGTAATATATTACGAGACAATATCTGAGCTAATTGTTTATAATAGGTTTTATAAACATTTCTAGAATAAGTTTCAGCAACAGTAGCATCAATAGACCAGCCTGGAATATGACTTGTTCTACTATGCATAGAAGATGTCATTTGATTTGCATTAAACCAAGATACCTTATCTGATTTCTTTTGAGCATTACCAGGGTCATTCCATCTATCATAAGTTTCCCAATTTTCAGTACCCGTAATCCAATCGCCTGTTAAAGTTTTAGCACGCCATTCTATAGACTCAATTTCTTTATTCTTTTCAGCTTGAGACATAGAACTTTCTTGAATTGTTTTTATAGCTGATTCTAAAGACTTCTTAGCTAATACTTTATCAAAAAACATATGAGGCCAGTAACCTTCAGACATTTGACCTGTAACTTTAGGTATTTCAACTAACTTTCTAAGCTCACCTCTACTAAGTTTTTTATACTTATGCTGTAATTCTACCATCATAGAACGTGCAATATGGCGTAAACCATCTACACCAAACTCAGTAGTTATATCTTCACCTCTTTCGTAAGCTTTATTTATATCTCTTACAACTCTTTTGTAATCATATATAGGCTCAGACGCATTTTTGCCTTTTTGAAAGTCCCAAAATTGTTTTTTACCATACCTAACTTTTTGATAAGAATCAAGAAACTCTTTGTTTCCTGATATAATTTTAAACATATCATTAAAATGATTTTTATATACAGTTTCAATCTTATCAACTAATTGTTCACCACTATACTCTTTACGCGTAGCTTTACCTTCAACTAACTCACTAACTGTATACATTTTACTTTTTAAAGAATTAAAATCAACAGCATCCATTTCTGTATTATACTCTTTTAAATATCCTTCAGCCCACTTTTTAGCTAACACATGGTCTGAATGTAATGTTTTACCGCTATTACCATCAGACTCTATTTTTCTTACAGAAACACGCCTTAAGAGTTCACCATCTTCTATAGCATCAATAAACTCTAATTGCTTACGTAAAATACCAACTTGCTCGTCACCTTTACCTTGAGCTTTATCCATAGACAATGACACAGAATACTGTAATTTTTCCATAAAGTTAGTAGGAATTAGCATATCCCCTTCAACAACTTTACCACCTTTAGCTACAAATAAACCTCTTTTTTGTAACAATTCAATATCATACTTCATTGTTTCTCTACCCACAGTAGCAGGAAATAGCATAGTATATCTTTTCTTAAGAGTATTAGATTTATCTCCAAATAACCTTTGAAAAATTGTACCTCTACGTAACTCTTTAAAATAGTTATTTAAATCAACAAAGTCTTTGTATTGCATTGTGTTAAAGTCTTTACCTATAACACCTCTTACAAGTTCGTTTAAGTTTTGACCTATTTTACCGTTATAAAATTTCATATTCTCTACGAGCTCAGTAAGTTCTTGCTTTATATTTTTAGGTAACTTAGAATTTCTAGAATGTAATCCTTCATAACCTGTAGTAGTATCTTTTAATATAGTATTTTCAGGTAAATCCTTTTCTACCATATCACCTTTTTCTAAAGACTCAACCATGCGTTTATCTATAGGGACTTTTTCATACGCTTTATTCATTACAGTGGCATAATCGCCAATAAAATCAGTAACACTTGCTTTGTCTACAGCCTGAGAAGAAAACCCTAACTTACTTATAGAAGTTTCACTGGTATTGTTCCTAAAAGAACCTAACATTAACATATCAAATACTTTTTGAGCTCTAGTATTGGGTAAGGTTTTTTTAAAAGCTGATATTTCAGCATCTATTTCACTTTGACTACGAGTAGTAGTTTTATCTTTAGAATCTCCTACATATTCACCGAATGTTTTTCTTA